ATAACCGCCTGCGTCAAATGGAGCACCGCCAGTGTTCTTGTTATAACTAGAAAGGTTGTTGTTGTAGTTCACAACAACGGTTAAACAAGGTCTTACCACCGCCCAGGTTACAGCGACGGAATCGGTGAGCGGTCCCCTGCGGCGGTAGCAGAAACAAATCAGTTCTTGTACTCGCACACACCTGGTGTTCCTGGCAACGAAAAGGACGCTGGCAGCTCTTAGCAGTTGGCAGAAACGGAATCGGTGAAGTCTGCCAGAGCTCCTAGCCAATGCACCTGGTGTTTATGACTGCTGACATAAGCATGTTGTTGCTGGCCTTACTTATAGCACGCAAGGGATTAATCACACAATGGAATGAAGGATATTTTAAGTTAAAAGTATTTATTTAGGACACAATTAAAACCATTACAGACAATGAAATTCCAATACAGGTAATCAATAAGGATATGAGAGATCTATACAAAACACACGCCTATGCCCTGTATGATGAAATCACCAAGGAGCAACAAAACATGGAACAGCACAGTTAGACTGTATACACTAACCTGTGTCTCTTCCACATTTAGGTGCTCCTGGAAGTTGTTCTTTTTCTTTTAGGAGCCCTTCTGGAAGTGCGCACATTTCTTATTCTAGGGTTTGAGACAATAGACTTACCAGTGTCCACCTGTTGGTAACCAGTTTGAAACAGAAATTTTCTCCCAAGTGGAGTTTGATCAAGCTGCTCAGTCAATCTATCTGACATGTCAATTTCCCAAAATTTGTAGTCCTTGTAAGGGTCTGGCTTTTCCTGGGGGACCACACTATCAGGGCACTTGGTAGCTAAAGAATTTATGTACCTATAATGGTCCTCAATAACTGTGCTTGGGGGGTTGTTCACTGTAAGGTGCCAGTCCTCTACTATATCAGGGTCCATACTGTGAATGAAAGCCAAATTCTCAGGAGTCAGCTTTACCTTGCAAAGTTGCAATACAAAGGAAAGCTGATATTCCTCCACATGCCTCATGTATGATTTTATCTTAGTGGGGTCCCATGTTTGCAGCGCCTCTGTGGACTGTGAAATGCTGAAGATTGTGCCTCGAGTGTTATCCGCCACAGTAAGGAAGAGATCATTGCGCCAAATAATCCCATTGTTTTGCCCCTGTGCTTTCTGAAGCCAGTATGGCCTATTGAACAACTGGGCTTCAGAAGTCACAAGGGAACCAGAGGGACTAAAACTGTAGTTGTCAGAGGTAGGGTTCCTGTCATCCTTTTTGAGGTACATGTCCTCAGGAATAGCCTCGCCTACAAGGCCATCCCTATTGAACATGTGTCGTGCATACATCTGCTCTCTCCTGGAAAAAAAGAACAGAGAGTGACCAAAAGGTTCCTCAACCATTCTCAAGAAATCAGGATATATACTGAAAGTGTTAACTAGGTCTAAAGGGGCGTCAGCTTTGCTTTCCTGTAGAGCAGAGAAGTTCAGATTGCCCATCCCAACAGCAGCCATGTCTCCATCCTCAATAATCTTATTTACAAGCTGTATAGGGGGGCAATCCCCAGCCTGCAGGGGGGCAGAGTCACATGAAGGGGCTTTATCCCAGTATTCTCCTGTTTGGGGTTTGCAGCCAACCATGAAAAGCTGTATCTGCTTCACATCAAAGGCCATATTCTGCCTTTTGTCCTGATCAGTCCCTTGTGAATTGTCATAAACAAAGCTGTTCTCAGCATCTGTGAATTTGTTGAAGAATGGATTCCCTGAAAGTGCAATGCCCAAAGGTTGCCCCCTGTCTATTTCTAATCCCCTGAGAGCCCATACCAACCTCTCCTTTTCAGGGTCAAAAATGTCCTTATCACCAAAGGCAAAGTTGTTTGGATCTGGAAATTTAACTCTAAAAACCCTGAATTGGTTCCCTGAAACCTTTGGCACTGTCACATTGCCATTAGCGCCCTTTATCTCATAATAAGGATGACCGACAGTGAGAAGTCTTTCTGTTGCAGCATGGTAGAAGATGCTTGTTCTGGAGACAAATTCATCAGTGTTCTTCACTCTAGTGATAGGTTGTGGAGGCAGGTAAAACCTATTTGCTGCTGGAAGCCACACAGCCATCTGCAATCAATAAACAAAGACATATTTTCTTCTTCGTCTCCGTTTCCTTCTTAAGCTTGGATGCAAATAGAAATCTGAAGACCAAATGTCTAGAGTGACTATAGGAGTGTCAGAGGGGACTATATCCCCTGCCCTGCCTGTGTGAGATTTATCGTAGTCAATGTTCACACCTGCGAAGTCAATATCTGGGTAATAGGGCCCAGCCTTTTTGACCAACCCAGAGGGTATATCAATCACTGTGTCGCTATCCTGGTCTATTCCAATATCCTCATCATGAATGACAAGCTGAAGATCACTGCCAATGAATTCTGTCTCTTCATATGAATCTAGGAGAGACTCATCAGGGACGACACCACTGACGTCATTTAAGTTGACCAGCTCATACCCTTCCTCCGAAAATGGCTGCACAATGCTTGCTTCTAGTGACTGCTCACCTGGTGGCTCTATGGGGATCCCAGTATCAGCCCCAATGGGTGACAAGTCCATATAGAAGTGTGTTGTGCTTCCTATCCTCACACCACTTCTGGTCCTAATGGTGCCCCTCTGTCCAAGCCTGCTGACCCTCACAAGCCCTGACCTGGACCTACTTAGCTGCTGCCTGCCCAGGCGGACAATGTCTTGAAATGCAGAAGAGGGAGCTGCACGCGCCTCATCTAAGATATCTTGCTCAAAAATCTCAGTGATGTCCCCTTCAAATGCTGGATTCACATAGTTGAATTCAACTAGCCTTCCTGGCTCATCAATAAATAAAGGGTCAGTGATCTCTACCTGCTCTATCCTTCTACCATAGAGTGAAGGCCTTGTTCTCCCCGGCCTTGCCCTAGCGCCCTCTGGTGTGCTGGTTATAAAGGAAGTCTCCTCTTGTTCTGTGACCTGCCCAGGCCTAAATCTGCTGACGGAGGGAGAAAACTCTGCAAGCGGAATCTCCTCCCCTTCTGGCACAGCCAATGGGTAGTGTCCACCAACTATTGTCCCGCCTCCCCCCGACACTGTGATATGGTCAGAGGCAGATAGCTCCCCACTTGTAGAGTCACTAAATAGGGAAATATCAAAGGCTGGGTTAGTGTATTGAGTTCTAGATATCACTGTGTTCTCTGGGACAGAGGGAGTGACCTCTATTATTGCAGTGGTGTCCCCGCCTATTGTTATTTCTGGTGTTGGGATAACTATCACTTCATCAACAGAGGAAGTAGGAATGTCAATTGGCAGATCTGTAGGCTCGATAACAGACGGGTCACTGGGTTCAACATGACCTGTGCCTAGGTCAACATCAACTGGCGCCCTTTCAGGTGGAGCAAAGGGAGTTTCCCTTGGCCCTATGTTTTCAATGCCTATTGTGTCTATTGGACCATGGGGCCTGAAAGGACGGACAGGCACCTGCCTACCAACACTTACCCCTGTGGTCCCCCTGCCAGTGCCCGTGCCAATACCAAGGCCTCCAAAATAAACCGCCCCACTCCCATACCTTAATATTTTGTCTGCTAGAGTATTGTTCTCAACTTTATTTTTCACATCAGGGGGGCATGTCCCAAACCTTATACATTGTCTATAAATGTTTTCAACAGTATCCCTTTTGCGCCGCCTAAGCACCACCACCATGGTTACATGAAATCCCTTCACCCGCTCCCTCCCACAAGTCCAGTTAGAGTCCACCAAAGTCAACCTTTACTGCAGCCAAAGTCCTGGGCAAAGAGACAGTCTTTAGAAACCACTCCCTTGCAGCCTCATCATCGAACATGATGACCATCTTTCCATCACCTATTCTCTTTGGGCCTTTAGACTCAGTCCAATGAAAGGTTGTGCTTATCAGAGTAAAAAGGGAGCTATGCTTATTTTTTAAGGAATACCTGTAGCACTTTAATGTGTTAGGAGGGCCTGTTAGGAGGAGTCCCGGCGGATCCCTAGCTTCTTCAAGAAGTCTTTCCAAGCTTGATCGAGGTCGTGACGATACCGTCTGACGGCTGGATCCCACCTGGTCTGGAGCCAATTCTCGGGGTCTAGAACTGGACCCCAGTCGGCGTGGCCCAGCACTTCCCCTTCTCCCAGCGGAGGTCGATGACACGGGAGATCCAGGGGATTGAAGGTGGGATCCTGGACTTCTTCTGGTCCTCTCTGTGAGGACTGTGGAAGCTCCTCGTCTGAAGGGGGATCTGGATCGCGACCTCCCACTGCTCCTTGAGGAAGACCTGGACCGCGAGCGCGACCTGGACTTTGACCGTAGCCAGAGGCGCGGCCTCCTCCTCGTGTCTTTGGCCGGGCTCCTGCTCTTGGAGTTTCTGGAACTCCTCGCGGGGACTGGGGAGGAGTCTGGGGAGGACTCGGTGTCTGAGTCCCTGTATCCCGGGCTGTCAACAGATGCCAAAGCATTATTATTATACAGCAATGACCATTTCCCAGTTCTACCATATTTTGTAGCTTCTCTAGAGAAGTCTACATAGTATACCTTGTCCCCCTCAGAGTCTTTGTAGAACAGGCCCTCCATGTCAACATCACCCTTTGCTTTCTGCCACTGATTGTCTGCATCCTGATAGTATATCAGGTCCCATGCAGTGTATTCAGCAGTATTGTCAGGCATATCATCAAACATAACTGTGATAGGCCTACCCCCTTTTTTAAATGTGTACTCAGGAGGAGCAAGCAATCTTTCCCTGCTCACTTGTTGCAGTGTCCACTCCTCTGTGCCATACTGGGACTCGGAGAGCCCTTTAATAAGCAAAGACATCTCAATTGCATCTCTTGCCCTGCTTTTGGAGGCTGCCTGAGAAGGCACAGGCATAGACAACCTTACATGCTTCTGCCTAGCGAGAAACAGTATTGCTTGCTCTCTCCTTATTAGCAGCCAATACTGTTCATGGTCTTTGAGATCTGTGCTTTGCCTCTCAAAAAGTTCAAGTATGTGATCCTGTATGGAGTCTAAGCGACTTTGCAGCTCCGACATCTTCTTCTTCTTGATCACTCAAACCTATTGTGACCCAGAATCTTCTAAAGAATGAATGCCAGCTCTTTTCATCTAACTGATAGCGAGGTTCCCCAGTTGCACAAATAGGCAGAGGCTCTGGAAAATGAAAAAATTGCAATCGACTGTAAAGATATTTCAGGGAATCTTCTTTCTGCACATCAACATTTGTAGTAACAATCATAGGCGGAAATTTCACCTGGGCTGGGGCTCTGTGCTTGCTGTCCAAACACACAGTGTTCCCATCCAATGCCCCCCTAAGAAATACATCAAAGTAATTCCAACATTTCATAGTAGCATCATCTAACAAAGCAACTTTTGCATCAATAAGAGGAGAAAGCCAAAATTGGCTGTTATAATTAGCAAATGTAATAACCTTTCCTTTCATGAACTGTATAAAACTCATGGCAAATAGAGATTTGCCGGTATTTGGTGGCCCATAAAATACAAGGCAGCTTTTTTTGGGCTCCCCCTTCAGGAACCTCTGCAGGGCTCCAATGAACCTGAACATCTGCAACCCTTGAAACCTGAGAAAATTTGCAATGTTTTTCCAGGCTTCATCATCTGGATCTCTCATAGTAGCACATCTTTGGTGAATCCACTCTGATATAGTCATGTTTCTCATCTCTGCCCTTTTATAGTGTTTCACCATTGTGCACACATCTCTCACAATTTTTGCCTGGGAGGGATGGCTTAGGAATGCCTTTGCATTTTCTTCTACTTCTGCAAGAAGTGCATACTCATATGCTATATTGGCTTCATCTGTAAGGTCATTATCAAATGCCCACTGGATCATTTCTGAAAGATTAAAAGGTTTTTCAAAACCAAGTCTGTGCTGTAAAGAAGTCTGATTTAAAATCCAGGTGGGCAAGCTTCCATAAGCTATATCTTCATCCGTACACCTCCTATACCAAAATAATGCTGACACAGTGCTACTGGTCCGCGGGGGTTCTGCCAAGACTTGAATATCTTCAACTTCCATGGTAGTTTTTAATAACTTAAGCACTGTCTCCCTGCATTTCTGGTTTTTCAATTCTAAAAGCCCTAGAGCACATGCATGCAAACTATCAAGATACAAAAACTCGCAGTGCTCTCTCAGCAGTCCTTTAGCAAACTCCACATGGTCCTCTCTAACACCAAATATAGCTAGGCACCATCCTTTAGACATGGTCTTATTGCTCTTGAAAGATCTAGTCAAATCTGAAAAGCTAACACCAAAAGCAGCTTTGAATTTAGCTAATATAGTTGCCTTAACATTAAGAGTTTTCATCAACAACTGCACAGCGTCCTTTCCAGTCACACCCTCATTAAGATTATTCAGTTTTTGTCCAGCATTATTCCCCTCCAGAGTGTTATCTTCCCCGATACTCGCGGCTTCTGCTCCTCTCCCGGTAACCATAGAAAAAGGAGTAGAGTGCACCATACTCTGCAAACCAGAGTCCTGAAAAGAAGATACCTGTAATTCTTCAGTAGCATCATCAGCTTCATTTGTAATTCTTTCTGGTTGAAATAAGTTTTTCTTAGCCTTCTTCACTTTTTTAGGAGTGATACTGATTTTCTGCAGCTGCGGACTAAGCGCTGCCACATCAGACTCCTTAGGGCTATTCACAAATTTTCTTTTAAGGTGCTGAATTTGATCAAGTCCTGTCTGGATCTCCTGCCTCTGAAACAGTTCCAAGGTATTTCCCTGCTCTACAGAGGCATTGTCAACGAGATCTGAGACGTTACTTTCGCTATCACTCCCGTCAAAAAGCTTCTCTAAATCCTCATCTTCTTCACTACACTCTGCTTCATTCACAATATACCATCCACTACAGCCCTCTAAGCCACCATCATCAGTACCTTCATTGCTGTCTGCCATCTCTTCGCCTGTGGTTCAGTATACCGGTGCTGCGAATGCAGTGGACACACAGGAAATTGAGGTGATCAGACAATATCAGCCGTTGGAAGCCCCGCAATCCAGGAGTAGTTGCAAGAACAACAAACAGAATCTTTCTGTTGCAGCCAGCACACGGGAGTCCTACCTCAAATGACGGCAGTGGCACCCTGGGCGCATGCTCCTCCTCCTCTTGTTGCAAAACCTTAGGACACTGAGCAGCAGATGGAGTAGGGACCAGACCAGAGAGAAGATCTGGGACAGCACTGTCATTTGGCAGCATCATAATCCTATTCTGCACACCACACACACTGTTCTAATACTGCCCCTGACTATAAAGCAGTCTGAATCTGAGCAGATTACATCACATTTCTCCACATGGTTAAGCTCCCTCAGGCAACCCAAGCATCTAACCTTAATTTGAGTAAAAGGGACACCTTCTCTTCTTTCTGCCTGTTGAACAGTCACAACTCTATCAAAAAAAGACATAAATTCTACTCGCGCAGTTGCTCTAACACAGCAGTAGCAGCTACCAAAGAAAGCACCATCTTGCCAGAAGATTTTTAATCCAGAATGATCAAACAGAACTTTATCAGCATAGCTCAAATAGCGCCCACAATACATGCATGTGCAAAGCAAATCAGAAAGATTTTCAAGACCCAAGTACTCCTGCAGAGCACGCAAGGACTGTGGCAGAGCCATCAGTAACCAATGCCCAGTGTGCCTCAAATTTATATCACTGGAAAGCAT